CGGCGGCGCTACTGTGACAGGGAAGCAGTACAGCAAGACGGGCGTATCCTTCTGGCAGCCGACCAGTGACAAAGGTCTGACGATTTCAGGATTCCCTACAGAGCTTTACGGGAAATTGGATCTGTACTTCAAAGCACCGGAGAATGCAGACCGTGCCAAACTTACCCTTGCGATTGGAGGCTACATCATCGTTAGTGCGGAAACGTCCTGGAGCAGGTGGCACATGAAAGGGAATAACAATAACGATATCATTGCCACATCCGACAGCATTCGCATAAACGCCGTCAATACCTTGTGGTTTTATGTCAAACCGGGGCAGAACAATGACGGTATCTTTCGGGCGCTCTTGAACGAACACGAGGTTTGCAACAAGCAGGACTGTTCTTTTTGGTACGCCTACAGTTCCAGTGAAAAGACCATAACGGTTTACAGCAGAACCGAGGATATCCTCATTTCGAATCTCATCCTCTCGGATGCGGAGATCAGCCCACGGGAACAGGTTATCATGCTGCCCGTCCAAGCGACACAGACGAATATGACCGACTGTGGCGATGGAAGCTATGAGGCGACAGCTGCGAATCAGGAGATTCTGCAAACGGTCGATGTTGCCGCCCTATCTGCGCAGTATGGCGCGGACTCGCGTGTGACGGGGATTTCTCTTCTCGGCAATCCCGCCTATCGGACGGCAGAAGGACTGTGTGCTCTGACAGCAATTGAAAAGAGCGGTGGGAATATCACGGAATACGGAAGGCACATTGTAGAGCAGAATCCGAATTCCACCGTTATGGACACGCGCACTGTCTCTATGACCGTTGCAGAACTCACGGGACGGCAGTTCGGATGGAGAGCAGGGACATGAGCATCAGGCTGAAACCCGTCGTCTGCATCGCGTGGCTGCCGTTCGGGCGGATTCACCTCAAACCAATCATATATGCCACGGTGATTCCAGTATTCCGTCAGCCCGTGCAGGTGCGAGGAGATACGTCACGCAGCCTCAACCTATCTTGTTCCATTCATGCAGATACCCTGCGTGATATTCGTATTGTAAAGCAGATCACGACAACAGGTGACACACAGAGATGCATCGGTCGCTGCGATGTGGCTCTTGGAGATACAAAGCGCAGACTCATTAGGCAGTCACGGATTCTTGCAGACACGAAAATCGAGATTCCTCATACGCTTTCCTACGCAGAGTTTAGGGAGCGGGGGATTCGCTCGTTTTCCGTAACGCTTGGAGAACTCAGTCTCTCGGATAACATTCAACTTGAAACGGTGAATCCGCTCCCCATCGGCGCGTGTGTTGAGGGGCGGGTGATGGACTATGCCTTCTGCTTTCTCGTCGAGGAAACAAGTCAGCGCGGAATCGTGCAGTCTGTCAAGGGAACGTACAGTAAGGACACGCTTCTCTACACGCCCATCCATATCTACGTGGAGCGGGCAAAGGTGTCACGCTATGCGGCCGAGATCGCGGCGGCACTTGGTTTGAAATTACATCGGCTGACCGATGATTTCACACCGTCGCAGAACTTCGAAGGGAGTGGAATGACCTACCATGACTTCATCTCCGCTCTCTTTGGATGGACGGCAAAACTGCCGCAGCGTCAGATCAACGTCTTTATTCGCGGCGATACGCTCCACATTGTTCAGCGCGGCATGGAGGAGTCTGTCATTGACATTACGAACTGGCCGCACGCGCAGCCGACCGTAGAGCGGAAGCTCCTGCGCTCCGTCTGGCACAGCTCTCACAACGATTCCACCGGAGCGCACAACGAGGAGGACACGTCTCCCGTTCCTTTTACGGGCACGATTTCCTTCAAAGAGATCAGCAGAACCTACTCCAACGGTTTTCTTGTCCGTGAGACGAACGAAAATGGATACAGCACCTATACCTACGATGGGGAATACCTCGCGGAGAAGCGCACGCATAATGTGGACGGCTCGACCAGCCGCACGGATTACGCATACGCCTCCACAGGTCGCGACGTTTACCTCTTCAAAGAATGGGAACGCACAACAGAGGCACTCAATGACGGAAAGAAGCATACGGAATATGACTGGGAAGATTGGAGCAACGAGAAGGGCACAGAGCGCATCACCTACCATGCGCCGCTCGGCTATGGATGGTATGCGACGACCGTCTATGTGGATGGTGTATTGGAGGGCAGTAGCTTGTCGCAGGGAAAGCCCGGCGGCAAGGCGAGTCAGTTCACGATAGAGCAGTCCAATCTCAGCCTTGGCGCTCATTACGCCAGTGACGAAACGCTGCCGTATTCTTCTCTCATCGACACCGAGTTTCCCGTTGTGGGTGCAGATTATCTGCGAATGCTGACGAGAGAAATCGAATGGCTCAACCGCAAGACGCAGGAGACTGTTACGGTGGAGATTCGCGCACGGATTCGTAGCGGCGTTCCCGACATTGACCACATCGTCGATTTCACCGAGCGCATCCGCTTCGAGGGACACGAATACTTCTTGCAGTCCAATACGGTAGAGCTTACGCCGCGTCTTTTGCGGCAAACAATCAAGATGGTGAGGTGGTACGGATGAACGGCGTTCTTGGACTAGCGGCGGCAATCCGAGCAGGACTGAGAAAAGGAAGTACTCAGGAATCTCGCGCACAGCGCGGAAGGATTCAGAATGGACGTGTTCATATCGGCGAGCGATCCTATCCATTTCGTGCGGTAGTGGACTGCAATACGTCAGACGGCAGTCTAGTGTGGGTACAGATTTCAAAGGGTGGTACCGCCGTTATCGTGGGAGCGTGAGACGATGCACAGGGCGATAGTGAAAGCTGTGAGCGGGAATCGGGTGCTTGCGGATGGCGTATGGCTTACCTGCATAGGGAATCGAACGGTTCGTGAGGGAGAGTGGATCTGGACGGACGGTCGTTGCGTCTACGGGCATGAATCCGAGGGCGGCAGCAGCTACATTCCAACGAATGTCCTTTCCGGCATACCGCTCCTCCAAATAAAGTGGAAGGATCAAAAAAACCAGATGCTCCATTCGTACTACGCAAAAGGAAAAATTCATCCGCTCGGCTTTTCCAAAGAGGATATATGGATGGTCAACAGCAGCCGCCACTTCGCGTATGTCTCAGGCTATGGAATGCTCGATGCTGAAATGGATGAGCGGGGAAATCTCTATACTCTCGAAACTGTGAATGTCCTCGTATTCCCCCTCACTGGGGTAGATCAGCGTGACAGTATCCTCGCTGTTAAATGCAACGGCGAGATCATCGCCGCATACGATCTTGTGCAGATGTTTGGTGCTCCCGCCGTATCCGGTCCTACTGACCTCTATAGCTGTCAAACAGAAGGCGGGCGGGTGGATAAAGAAGGGAACTTCAAAGTGATGATATGGCACTCTGTATCAGAGCATGGGGGAGACGGAAGCCATGTCAGCACCGACCGTTATGTGTTCTTCGATGGTAGCAATCTTGAGCCTTGGATGGAGAAAACCAAAACAACGTCAAGAGACTCTGTTACAGGGGAATCCCATACTTCGGAAAGCAGATGGAGCGCACCGGATTACAGTGTCCGCTATCCAATCCATGACGGAATGTATATGCGTTTTCCCGCAAATCTGGATTATCTTATCTCCGGGAAAAAATATATTTCAAAGATTTACAGTGCAACGGATGAGCTGCTTATGGAACTGGAAACGAATCCGACTGTCCATACAAGTCTCTGCCCTCTGGGACAGGGGAAATATCTGGTCAGCACGGGATCGCCCTTATATTTATGGAAGGACGGTCAGCTTACAGAGCTTATGCGCGGATGCTATAACTACCGTCTGCGCAGGATGAGCAATCTCAATAAATGGAAGAAAGCAGGGGGTGTCTGATATGGATCAGATTTTGACAATACGCCTGTATGCGGCGGGCATCGGCATCGTAGTCGGGGAGTTCCTTGGCAGCTTCGATGATCTGCTCTATGCGCTCGTTGTGTTTGTGGCGACGGATTACATCACGGGAGTCCTCCGTGCGATTGTGGAGAAGAAACTGTCGAGCGCCATCGGCTTTAAGGGCATCTGCAAAAAAGTCTGCATCTTCACCCTTGTGGGCGTGGCGAATGTGTTAGATGTTCACATCATCGGAAGCGGATGCGTCCTGCGCTCTGCCGTGATCTTCTTCTACATCTCGAATGAGGGAATCTCGATCATCGAGAACGCAGCGCGGATGGGGCTTCCCGTTCCGCAGAAATTGCAGGACATGATGCACAGCCTCAAAGATAAATAACTGCTTTAACCTCAACGCCCGGCGAATGATCGTCGGGTTATTTTTTTACTTTTTGGGTGACCACAAGAGCCGTTTTTGTCTGCTGCTTCATGAAGGGAGATGTTGAAATGAGCAAGGAAGAAGGAATACGGGAAATGACGTATCAGATGGTGATGCGTGCTTCATGGAAAATGCTGCAGAGCGGACTTTTGTCAGAGGACGAGTATCTTGCGTTTGAAGCGAAAATGCGCGAGAAATATCGTCCCGTCATCGGGCTTCTATTTTCAGATATTGACTTGCTATCGTGCGGATAGTACGGGAATATGGGACTGGAAAGGAGGGAGCACCATGAAGATACGAAGAGTTCAACCAAGCCCTATATTGCAGAAAAAGCTGCGTGTTGCGGCATACGCCCGCGTCTCTGTGGATACGCTTCACCACTCTCTTGCAGTGCAGGTCAGTTACTACAGCAATCTCATCCAGAACAATCCTGCGTGGGAATATGCCGGCGTGTACGCAGACGAAGGAATCACAGGGACAAGTACCGCGCATCGGACGGAGTTCAAGCGGCTGATCGCGGACTGCAACGCCGGGAAGATTGATCTGGTACTCGTCAAAAGCATCAGCCGTTTTGCCCGTGACACCGTGGATTGCCTCAATACCATTCGACAGCTGAAAGAGAAGGGGATCGCCGTTCGTTTCGAGAGGGAGAACATTGATTCCACATCCGAGGACGGAGAGCTGCTCTTGACGCTGCTCGCATCCTTTGCCCAAGAAGAGAGCAGAAGCATCGGCGACAACATCCGATGGGGCGTACGGAGACGATTCGCCGAGGGGATTCCGAATGGGCATAAAGCACCGTACGGCTACACTTGGGATGGCGAGATGTTCCGCATTGTTCCTGCTGAGGGCAAGATCGTCAAGGAGATATTCCGGAGATACCTTGCCGGAGAATCTGCCTACGCCATCGCAAAGACACTTGCGGGGCGCGGAATCACAGGACGGCAGGGGAGACCGATCGAGCAGACCACGGTAAAGGACATCCTCTCCAACATCTCCTACACGGGCACAATGGCGCTGCAGAAGAACTACATCACGGAAGGTCATATCCGCAAGCGGAATAAAGGGGAACTTCCCATGTATCTGGTGGAGGGGATGTTCGAGCAACTCGTGTCAAAGGTAGATTTCGACAAGGCGCAGGAGATACGGAAACGGAGAGCCGAAGGGGCGGCCAATCGGAATCCTGTGCTGATGCCATTCTCGGGAATGGTGAAATGCGGATGCTGCGGCGGCGGCTTCAGCAGAAGAACCGCCGGGAAGTACAGGCGATGGGGATGCAACACAAGGGAGCGGAAGGGCAGAGAATCCTGTGACAGCCGTCCAATCAAGGAAGAGGAGCTTGTTGCTGCGGTCAGAACCGTCATGGAGAAGGATGATTTCGATACCGCTGAACTCAGGCGTAAGGTGTCCAAGATCGTCATTTACGGCGATCGGATCGACTTCCATCTTGTCAACGGACGCATAAAAAAGACTGCCCGCATCTATAACGGGCAGCGCGGCAGCAATCCCTTCACCAACAAAGTGTACTGCGCTTCCTGCGGCAGCAAGTGTGAGCGCGATACATGGACGAAGGGGACTAAGGTGTGGGCTTGCAGTCAGCCGCGCACGAAATGCCGATTGAGGAGATTACCAGAGTCAGAACTGAAGGAAGCTGTGGCATCCTTTTTTGGCAACTCCTGTGAAGGGCAGATTGTGCAGAACGTCGAGCGGATTGTCATATCCGACGATGAGGTCATATTTCAACTCAAAGAAGGAGGCGCATACCGATGGCAAAGACAGTGCGGGTGATTCCTGCAACTCCCAGAGTGTTTCGGTCAGAAGTTGCGGCAGAACCAAGGCGGCGCAGAACGGCAGGATATGCCAGAGTTTCGACCGATCATGAAGAACAGGCTTCCAGTTACGAAATGCAGATGGCGCATTACAAGAACTACATCGAGAGTCGTGCAGACTGGGATTTCGTCGGCATGTATTCGGACGAGGGAATCAGCGGCACGAACACCAAGAAACGCGATGGCTTCAATCAAATGATCGAGGATGCCCTTGCCGGCAAGATTGATCTTATCATTACAAAGTCGGTCAGCCGCTTTGCGCGGAATACCGTGGATTCTCTGCAGAACGTCCGCAAGCTCAAGGAAAACGGCGTAGAGATTTACTTCGAGAAGGAGAACATATGGACGTTCGACACGCGCGGAGAACTCCTTATCACGATTATGTCCAGCCTAGCGCAGGAGGAAAGCCGCAGCATCTCGGAGAACACCACATGGGGCAAGCGGAAGCAGTTCGCCGAGGGCAAGACCAGTGTGGGCTACAGTGCCTTTCTCGGGTATGACAAGGATTTCAAAATCAACGAGGAACAGGCGAAAGTGGTGAAGCTCATCTACAAACTCTTCCTCGGCGGGCGATCCTTCTATGCCATTACCAAGGAACTGGAGAAGCGCGGCATCAAATCCCCGTCGGGAAAGGATAAGTGGTACATTTCCACGGTGCGCTCCATCCTCACGAATGAGAAGTATCGCGGTGATGCACTGATTCAGAAAGAGTATACGGCGGACTTTCTCGATAAGACGCGACGCAGAAACATGGGAGAGATTCCGCAGTACTATGTGGAGGAACATCACGAGGCGATTATCCCGCCAGATTTGTTCGACTTTGTGCAAGCGGAGATAAAGCATAGAGAACAGAACGGTAAGCACAGTGGCGTAAGCATCTTCGCGAACAAGATAAAATGCGGCTGCTGCGGCGGTTACTACGGTGCGAAGGTCTGGCACTCGACCGACAAATACCGCAGAGTCATCTATCGCTGCAACAAGAAATATGCCCACAAGGGCAAGCCGTGCAGTACAAGGCATCTGACAGAGGAGGAGATCAAGCGAATTTTCGTCAAGGCGCTGAACTCTTTGGTGGAAGTCAAAGAGAACGTGATCGCAGAACTGCGATCTCTGATTGACAGCGTTTGTCAGATGGAGGAGCTGATAGAGGAGCGCAGTATGGTAGAGCAGGAACTTCGCAGTTTGGCAGAACGGCTCGAAATGCTGATTCACGAGAATGCACGGGTGGCACAGAATCAGACAGCGTATCTGAAACAGGA